ACGCGTTGCTCTGGCGCTTTGGTTCGTCCTTATTCTGCAATCACGTTCGAAGTTAAGAAAGCTTAAGCAAAATCAAAATGGGAAAGTTCTATGGAATGATTGGATACGGAATAACAAAAGAAACTGTCCCAGGAGTTTGGGTTGACACCATAATCGAAAAAGAAGCTTATGGTGATATTCTAAAAAATTCCAGACAAATGGATTCTTCTGATAAAGTTAATTCCGATATATCTATAAATAATAGAATTAGTATTGTAGCTGATCCATATATCCAAGAGAACTTTCAGTTTATAAAATATGTTAAGTTTTTGGGTATTTCATGGAGAGTTTCAAGCGTTGAAGTGGAATACCCACGACTTATATTGACTCTTGGAGGTGTATACAATGGCCAGCAGGCTTGATCTACATTCCGAACTAGTTAAAGTACTCGGAACTAATAATGTGTATTTTCAACCACCAGAGTCTTTAAAATTAATTTATCCGTGCATTGTCTACGAACGTTCCGATATTAGATCTTTTGATGCAGATAATAAAAAATATTTAAAAACGCATCATTATATAATTACTGTAATAGACAAGGATCCGGATAGTAAAATAGTTGAAAATATTTCTGAGTTGCAAAAAATTCGATTTATTAGACATTTTGCAACCGAAGGATTAAATCATGATGTATTCGAAATTTATTATTAATAGGAGGATAAAAACATTATGGCTAAATTAGAATGGGATAAAGCTGGCACACATACATATGAAAATGGTGTTGATCATGGTGTGCTCTATGTTGCTAATGAAGATGGAAGCGGATATGGAAAAGGTGTCGCTTGGAATGGGTTAACAAGTGTTACCGAGTCTCCGTCTGGAGCTGATGTTACGGCATTGTACGCAGATAATATAAAATACCTTAGCCTTCAAGCTGCTGAAGATTTCGGAGCTACGATTGAATGCTATACGTATCCGGAAGAATTCGAGGAATGTGATGGCACAAAAGAACTTGGGGGTGATGTGAAAGGTGTTACAATAACACAGCAACCTCGTAAAAAGTTTGCATTGTGCTATAGAACAAAAGTTGGAAACGATATTAACCAGGACGCTGGATATAAAATTCATATAATTTATGGATGTCTCGCCGCTCCTTCCGAACGTGCTTACGAGAGTATAAACGATTCTCCGGATGCAATTACGTTCTCATATGAAATAAGTACAACTCCGGTAGAAGTTACTGGATTTAAACCAACAGCGCATTTGGAAATTGATACTACAAAATTTGCGGAATCCAATAAGGCTAAATTACAAAAGATAGAAGATGCTTTGTATGGTACTTCTGATAAAGAGCCAATGGTTCTTACTCCAGACGAGATAGTCAATATTTTAAAGGCTGCTGCTTAATAACTTTATAAAATTAAAATGAAAACAAAGGAGAAAAAACAATGCTTAAAAAGACTATAACTTATACTGATTTCGATGGAAATGAACAGACAGAGGATTTCTACTTCAATCTTACGAAAGCCGAACTTGCAGAAATGGAATTATCTGTTGATGGTGGCTTAGCTGAACGTATTCAAAAGATTGTCAAGACGAATGATACACCTACTCTTATTAAAGTATTCAAAGATATTATTCTTCGTGCATACGGTGAAAAGAGTCCAGATGGAAAGCATTTCGTTAAGAGCGAAGAATTGCGGAATAGTTTCGCTTGCACAGAAGCTTATTCTGCACTATTCATGGAATTAGCTACCAATGCTGATGCTGCTTCCTCGTTCATCAATGGGATCATTCCTGCTGATCTTCGTCAACAACAAGCAAACAATGTTTCTGATCCGAAACAGAAATTGAAGGCATAATTACACAAGGTATTATTTATAGATATTAAGGAGGTTAAGGAAATGCTTACGTTAAGTATAAAAGGTGGCGAAGCCTGGGATGAACAAAGTCAGACGTTTATACAAGCCAAGTCTACGATTATTACACTTGAGCATTCCTTAATCTCCATATCTAAGTGGGAAGAAATATGGCATAAACCGTTTCTTGACCCTAGTTATGAAAAGACGAATGAGGAATGGCTGGATTATTTCAAATGCATGACAATAACACCAAACGTCGATCCAGCAGTATACAAGTTTTTATCAGTTGATGATATTAAAAAGATATCGGATTATATAAATGATGACGCAACAGCGACAACGTTTTCTAAAGTGAACAATCCAAACGCTCCTGTTAATACCAGATCAACTAACCATAAGATAACAAGCGAACTTATATACTATTGGATGATTTCTTATGAAATACCATTTGAATGCCAAAAATGGCGTCTTAATAGATTACTAACATTAATACATATATGTGAAGTTAAGAGTTCTAGCAATCCTAAGATGAATAAACGCGACATCTTAAAGAACAATGCTGCTTTGAATGCTTCAAGAAGAAAGCGACTTGGAACAAGAGGATAGCAAATGGGTGTCAAAGTTAAAGTTTATGGCGACTTCAATAAAACAGATGCGTACCTAAACAAGGCGTCTAATATATCTGAGTATGCAAAAGTAAAAGAAATTGCAAAAAATGGAGCTAATAAACTATCAATTGCATCAATGCGTTCGAATGCCGATCAATCAGTAATATTCGGTTGGGATTATGAGATAGACTATACTCCAAAAGGGTGGCGAATTATATACACTAACTCTGCAAATCAAAATGGAAATAATATTGTTGCTATTGTAGATAACGGTCATGCTACTAGAGATGGAAGATGGGTTTCTGGAAAGAAATTTTTGGGAAAGACTACCAAAGAAATATATAATGATATTCTTGACAATACTTGGGAGGAGTTACATAAAATATGAGCAATGATAACGTTGATAAGCGTGTTGTTGAACTAGATTTTGACAACAAAAAATTTGAAAAAAATGCTCGTCAGAGTATGTCAACTCTCGACAAGCTAAAAGATTCACTTAATTTTGATGGCATCTCAGATTCTGTTGATAAGGCATCTAAAAGTATAAATAAGATGGAAATTGCTACCATAACAGCGGTAGCGAATATTTCCAATAGATTAACAAATTTTGGAATAAATTTTGCAAAATCAATGAGTGTTGACAACGTCTCTGCTGGTTGGACAAAATTTGGTGACAAAACAATAGCCGTGTCTACTTTAGCAGCACAATCACTAAAAGTAGCAGGAAAAGAAATCGACAATCTTGATGACAAGATGTCTGCTATTAATGAAAACTTGAGTAAACTTGAATGGTTCTCGGATGAAACTTCTTATTCGTTTACCGATATGGTGAATAACTTAGGGTACTTCACTGCAGCTGGCCAAGATTTGGACAAATCGACAGAAGCAATGATGGGTATAGCGAACTGGGCTGCTTTATCTGGTCAAAATTCGAGAGCCGCTGCTAGAGCAATGTACCAATTGTCTCAAGCCATGAGTAGAACGATAAACCTCATGGATTACAGATCGATTCAGACTCTTAACATGGATACTTCTGAATTTAGGCAACTTGTGCTTGATACAGCAGTGTCTATGGGCGAATTGACTAAAGAAAGTGATAAATTCGTTACAAAAACTGGCAAAAAATTTGACAAAAACGGATTCACTCAGTATCTATCTGATGGATGGTTTACCGGAGATGTGTTGGTAAATACTTTGCAGAAATATTCTGCAGCTGTTGATGAAATATACCAGATAACACAAAAAGAAGGAATAACTGCGTCAGAAGCAATTGAAAAATATGGTGATAGTTTAGATTCATTTGCTGTCAAAGCATTCAAATCAGCACAATCTGCGAAAACATTCAACGATGTTATAAATTCGGTTAAGGATGCTGTAACATCACAATGGACAAAAACCTTTGAATTTATATTTGGTTCGTATGAAGATGCCCAAAATCTATGGACAGATTTAGCAAATGAATTAAATGAAGTATTCGTTACAAGTGGTTATACAAGAAATGATATCTTAAAATCTTGGAGAGAACTTGGAGGAAGAAGCGACTTATTTGCAAGAGGTGGAGATAATCAAGGTGCTTTCTGGAATATATATGATTCTATGATAGCAATAAGAGATCTCATAAAATCTTCTTGGGATAAAGTATTCAACATAGCTGGATTCGATAATTATGACGATAAAGTTGGTGGCCTTGCTTTGCATTTAAAACAGGTCACTTCTAATATAAGAGAATTCACCGAACAGATGCGTGTTTCAGAAGATACTGGGGGAAAACTTCGCCAGATATTGACTGGAATATTCGATGTATTAAAAACCGGTCTGTTCACTGTTAAGGCAATTACGTTTGCTGTTAGCCCTTTATTAGAATTGGTACGCGATAGTCTTAGCTATGCATTTGATTTATTGTCTGAATTGTCAGACGGTGAATCAATTCTAGAACATATAAGAGGTAACATCGAAAGAGTTTCTATATCTGTTCATGATTATCTTGAAAGCGTAATTGAAGTTATTGATATTAATACAATTGTCAGTAGCACGATTAACTTTATTCGTTCTAGCATAACTATGGTCTCGAAGATTCTTAAGAAAATGCTCCCATTATTGCAAGCTGTCTTAAGAGTGATCGGACAAATAGTAGATTTTTTAGTCGAAATTCCTAAATACTTAAATGATATTTCAATAAAACTAACTGGCAATGGAATCGTAGAAAATCTTTCAATAGTGATTGATGCGATAACATTTGCGTTTAACAAGATTGCTGATTTTATTGCTGGTAGTAACACGGAAGAAATTGGAAAATCTATAGAAGGCAAAGTACAAGAAGTTTCCAATAATATAATAAATCCGTTGATGTCATTTGGTCAGTGGATTTATAATTCTTTCATAAAATTAAAAGAATTTCTTACAAAAGCTTTTAATAAGGTTAGAGAAATAATAACTAGCGTATGGGAAAAGATGCAAGATATTTATAAAACTATATCTGATCTTTTCTCTAACAAATCAAAATCCGATAAGAAACTTGTACAAAAGAGAAATGCGATGATGATTGGTCCTTCTGCTGTCGATTATGATAGCAATACTGGATCGTCGGAAGTTGATATATTCAGTTCTTTTTCTGCATTCGCAGAATATTTGAACAAACAATATACTGACTTCATTAAAAATTATGGAAATTCTATATCATCGGCAAGTTCTAACTTAGAAAAAATAGCAAAATCATTCCAAGCATTAATATCTGGTGCAACAGCATTAGTTTCAAGTATAGCTTATTCTTTAGGCGTTCTATTCAATACGGTGAGTCTATTTATACAAAAATCATTCACTGGATTTAAGTCGTTAGCTGCATCAATAAAAGAACTATGGGAAACATCTGAAAGTTTTAAACTGGTGGTGTATATAGTTGGAATATTGACAGCATTGACGTTATTAATATCGGCTCTTATAAGAGGTTATTACGCATTAATGGTGTGGTTCAAGCCAGTTGCATTAGTTCTAGATTCGTTGTCTGGATGGCTTGATTCGTTACGACAAGATCATTGGGCAAAATTCGTTAAAGCGATAGGCTTGATGCTTTTAGAATTTAATGTAAGTCTTGCTTTATTATTAAAATCGATACCTAATGTTGAAATATTATCAGCACTATCTGATTCTATATACAGAATAATTCTTACACTAGGAATAATAACCGCTGCAGTAATATCGTTGATAGCCGTTCTTAACTTTTTAGAAAAGAAAGCAGAGCTTGCTAGCGGTGCTGCAAAAGGTGCTGGAAATGCTATTAATAACAGCATAAACATTATAGATTTTGGATTTTTAAGTAGTAAAAAAGCTATAAAATCTGCAACTGAAAACGCTGACAAATTTAGAAATTCTTTTGATCAATTTGGAAGAAACTTGTCTGATGGTATATCTAAAGGATTAACTGGCGCTTTCGGAGACATAGCTAACGCTGCCAAAAATTATGCGACATTAGCAAGCGTGTCAATGTTAATAAATTCTATTGGCACTACTGTCCTTAAAATAGCGATATCATTAAGATTATTAAAAGATGTTCCTTTGGATGATGTTAAGAAAGCGTCTATATCGGTTTCCATTATAATGGGGACTATAGCGGCTTTGGTAGCTAGCATACTAATTTATAATAAATTAAATAAGCAAAAAGATAATCAAAAAGAGATCAATTCCATTTCTAAAGAAATATTAAAATTATCCACAGCAGTATCAATATTTGGTGTTGTGCTATTTATATTTACAAAATCATTAGCTCTTATTTCAAGCTCTGATATTCCAGTTTCCAAATTGTGGAATTCTGTAGGTTTGATTTCTGTTCTGATGGCTGTGTATTTTGGTTTGACATCATTATTATCTAAAGATATTTCAATAACTGGAAAAAATAAATCTAAGAATTTTGGTGTATCTTTTAAACAAAATGCAGATTCTATAAACGATACTTCAAAAGGAATTACAAAATTTGCTGGGTCGATAGCTTTACTCGCTGGCTCATTATTGTTATTTAGCCATATAAATGTCAAAGCTGCTTGGTCTGCTGTTCCTATTATTGGATCATGCTTACTTTTATATTCAACAGCAATGGCGATTGCTAGCATTGATATTACAAATACGAGAGAGGGTTCAATAACAGCAGGAAAACTTTCTGGAGGGAAATCAAGTTTACCAGCATCCTATTTAGACAATCTAAAAGGGTCTATTTCAAAAAAAGCAAAAGGATCTACTGGTATTAAAACCAATTCAGATTCTTTGAAAGAAGCATCTAAAGGCATTACGAGATTTGCTGCTGCTTTTAGCATATTCTCTGCTTCTTTATTGATATTCAATAAAATAAATATATCTAAAGCTTGGGTCGGAATAGGGATGGTTAGTGTCCTTATGGCCATGTATACTGTGTCGATGTCAATGCTGAGTGTCGACATGTCAGTTGGAAATCAGATAACATCTAAAAATTATGATAGTGTAAAGCAAGCTTTTGTTGGAACCGACGCTGCCAAATCAAATGTATCAGCAGCATTTAATAAAAAATCTCAAAATTCTGCTTCGGGCCCTAAAGTGGCAATGAAGAATAATGCAGACGCATTAAAAGAAGCATCAAAAGGAATTGCTAGATTTGCAGCTGCAATGTTGGGTTTCTCTTTATCACTTGCAGTATTATCTTTTATTGATTGGGGCGATATCGGAAAAGGTGTTGCTGTTATTGCTTCGTTCTCTGTTATATATGCGTTAGTCATTTCTGTGACATCTGCTTTCTCTGTTCTATTATCTAAGAAAAAATCAATAAATCTCGATGCTTATGCAAACACTATAAAAGAATCTGCTTCTGGGATGGTTAAATTCTCAGCTGCAATATTATCATTTTCGTTAGCATTCTTATTATTGTCAAAGATAGTAAGCAAAATGAGCTGGACTACAATAGGTCAGACATCAACTGTTTTGCTAGTATTGTCTGCTGGTATAGCTCTAATCGTATACGCTACAAGTCAACTTGCGAAAGCTGGTGGTAAAGACGAACAATCAACTTCAAAAAAAGTAACTGCAATTTTGGGGCAAGTATCGACATTAGTTATGTCACTTGGCGTTTCATTGCTAGCCATAGCAGGTGCAGCTAAGATAATGGAATCCGTTAATATAGGTTCAATGCTAATTACAATGGGCACATTGGCTATTGTTCTTGGTGGACTTTCATTGTTACTATTATCATTATCAAAACTATCTAAAACTTTAAAGAACACAAAATCCGATGAATCTGGTGAAAAGAATATGATGAAGGTGCTAATTGGTATATCAGTTGTAATGTTATCAATTGGCGCATTCATGCTTATGTTCGCTGGAGCAGTCAAAATGATGTCCGATGTATCAGGTGATGTGATTAACAAAGCGATGATAACCATCGGAATTATATTCGGAAGTTTGCTTGCTTTGGTTATTACTATTGGAGCGATGAGCTCGAAATTGACTAAGTACACTAGCAAGAATAAATCCCTTCTTAATTTAGCCGCTGTTATAGGTGCCTTTACAGCGTCTATTGTGGTAATAGCTGCTTCTATGTTAATGATAAAAGATATCGATTGGAAGACAATGCTTGCTTTTATGGCACCCATGGGTTTATTCTTTGGTAGCTTTATAGCTGTCATGAAGACCCTAAGTAAGGAATTTGCTAAACTTAAAGATTGGAGTTCAGTTGGTAGAATAGCAACTTTAATAGGTGCATTTGCATCTTCAGTTGTTATAATAGCAGCTGCATTAAAGATAGTTGAAAATGTAGATTGGAAGACAATGCTTGCTTTTATGGCACCCATGGGTTTATTCTTTGGTAGCTTTATAGCTGTCATGAAGACCATCGGTAAAATGTCTTTAGATTGGAATAAGACTTCACAAATAATTGCTCTTGTAATGTCGTTTGCACTCTCGATGGTTCCTTTGGCATATTCTATGACATTACTTGCTAGTATGTCATGGGATAAAATGCTTATTGCAGCATTGTCTTTATCGACATTGCTGATCGCAATAGCTGGAGCCATGGCGATTCTTAGCAAAATATCAACTGATCCAATAAAAACTTTAACGATAGCATCAACGTTTGTTGTATTATCAACATCTTGCTTATTATTATCTACTTCATTGAAGATGCTTGCGTCTGTTCCTATAAAAACTATTGGAATAGCATTGCTTGGCTTTATATTAACGCTTTCTGCAATTGCAATCGTGGCTGCAGTCATCAAACGTGTTGGTATTTCGAATATATTGATATCAATTGGGGTGGCAATATTATCGATTGGAGTTGCGTGCTTATTGATGGTTGCTGCGTTCCAATTATTTATGCTTACGATGCAAAATTCTGCGGCATTTATAGTTGAGAATGGACCATTGATAACTGAAGCTATAATTACATTAGCGAACTCAATAACTGAAGCTGCGCCAGCAATAGGAGAAGCAGTCTCGGCAGTTTTAACAGAAATATTTAATGCAATAAGAACATCATTACCAAGTTTGTTCTCTTTGATAAAAGCTTTTATATTGCAATTGAATAAATTATTGCTAGAAGTTGGACCAGATATTATAGAAACTGTGTTCAAACTTTTAGAAACGTTATTAATTAAACTAAATGAGCATTTGCCAAATATAATTAATGAACTAATTAACATTTTGTTATCTTTGATTAAAGGTATATCAGATAGAATTGGCGAAATTGTTACAGCTATAACTGATCTAGCTATAAATTTATTTGATACTTTGACAAATAACACTGGCCGTTTAATGCTTGCAATCGTTGCTGACACTGTAAAGTTGGTCAATTATATAATTAAATCTATAAATGCTGCCTTTATTGGAAGCATAGAGGTAATAATACAAAACACAATAGATTTATTCAAACAAGTTATTGAAAAAGTTATACCGAAACTAAGACAATTAGCTGACGTTACTAAAGAATTGATATTAGCTTTTGCTGATGTAATCACATACGCCATTGTTACAATTGGTCCAGCTATACGTGTATCAATCCGTGCCATTATAAGTAATTTAGCTGATCAAATTACAATGGCTTTATGGGATATTTTAGTGCTTAAAGATGCTTTTGTTGAAAGATTGGCTAATATAATTGATGCATTGTGGAAGAAGTTAGTAGCTAGATTACAACGAATTGGTTCAACTATATTTGATGCCATTGGTTTTCATGATTTAGCGAAAAAACTTGAGAAAGAAGCTGACGATACTGTAAAAAATCTTGAAGAAAGACTCAAACATGATAGTCTGGCTGAACTTGCAAAATCTTCTGCTGATGAAGTAACTAATGCATTCCATAATGCAAAGGAAGGCGTTACAACTTCTATTAAAGGCATAGCAGACAGTGCACATAGTGTTAAGTCAATTCTTGCTGACAAATTTACAGCTGCTTCAGATGGTGTTATATCGGTTGAATATTCTGTTGATTCTACACAATTAGATGAAACATATAATCGATTGCAAGAATTAACAGATAATGAGCAAGTAATAGATGTTCGCTTAAATGTCGATTCTTCAGCATTAGATTCTGCTATAAGTAAGTTGAATTCATCTGTCGGATCATTCGTATCTGATAAAGTTGAATCAATTGAGTCAGCTAGAGAACGACGAATGGAAACATATGACAGAACTACTGGGAATCAAAATATTGACAACAGTAATAATACATTTAATGTTAATATTGAATACACTTCAACAGGTGATGTAGATTATGATGCTGAAACGTTAGCGGATCGATTCGACAAAGAATTGGCGAGACGAGCTATGACGAGACGTTTAGCTAAAGGCACAGCCAAATAATCATAAATATATAGGAGGGACTCTGTATGGCTAGCAATCTTAAATTTAATGGTGTATCATCGCAGGATTTGGGTCTTGTCATTCAGGCCCCTCCTACTTATGATTTCCCAGAACGTGATGTG